GTTCACATGCCCGACATACGCTGACGGCCTCGAACAGCAAATCTGGGCGCCCAACGGCGAGCCGGACAAGAGCCAAGGCAACGACCACGCCAACGACGGCGGCGGTTACTTCATTCACCGCGAGTACCCGATTATCAAGCCGGTCACCGCAATCAGAATGGGATTCGCCCGATGAGCAACGACGTCTCCTTCAAGCGGGCGGACTACATCGAAGCGCTGGAGCGCTGGTCAACGGTGCGCGATGTTTGCGCCGGCCAGCACCGGGTTGTTTCTCGGCTGCCGTACATCAACGCTCACGACAAATCGCCGGAGAACGTCGACCGGAACAAGTCCTATCGTGAACGGGCAGTGTTCAAGAACGCCACCGGCCACACCCGCAACGGTTTGCTGGGGCTGGCCTTCCACAAAGACCCGACGCTGACCGCGCCGACGAAGCTGGAGTACTTGCAGGACAACGCCAACGGATCCGGGGTGAGCATCTACCAGCATTCGCAAGGCACGCTGGAAAAAGTGCTTGAGGCTGGTCGTCACGGTCTGTACGTCGATTATCACCAGGACCAAGGCGTCGGTGGCCATTCGGTGATCCTGTCGTACTGCGCCGAGGACATCATTAATTGGCGCACTGGCATGGTGAACGGGCACAACGTGCTGACCCTGGTCGTGCTGCGCGAGATGCTGGAGATCGAAGACGGCTTCGGGTTCAAAGCTGTCGAGCAGTACCGCGAACTTGCGCTTGAGGCTGGAGGTTTCGTCTGCCGGGTTTGGCGCCGATCCGGTCCGAGAGGCGGCGGCCCGCTTGAGATCATGGACACATTCACACCGGAAGGCATTACCGGGCGCCTCAAGGAAATCCCGTTTACCTTCATTGGCGCACAGAACAACGATCCATCAATTGATGAATCGCCGCTGTACGACATCGCCATGATCAACCTAGGGCATTACCGCAACAGCGCCGACTACGAAGACAGCGTCTTCTGGAGTGGCCAAGCCCAACCGTGGATCTCAGGCCTGGATGAGCAGTGGCGCGACCACATGGAGAAAAACGGCGTTTACGTTGGCTCCAGAGCTCCGATGCTGCTTCCGGCCGGCGGCCAGTTTGGTTACGCACAGCCATTACCGAACACGCTGGTGAAGGAGGCCATGGCCGACAAGAACCAGATGATGATCGAATTGGGCGCCCGAATGGTCGTTGCGTCACTGGCTGCCAAAACGGCAACCGAGTCCCGCGGAGATCAGTCTGCGTCGACCTCAGTGCTGGCCGGCTGCGTGGCCAACGTCAGCGAGGCCTACACCCGAGCGATCATGTGGTGCGGCCTTTACATGGGCATCACCGACAAGGTCGCGTACCAGGTCAATCAGGAGTTCGTCGAGCTGACGGCTGATCCGCAAATGATCACGGCCTTGGTTGGTCTGTGGCAGAACGGCGGATTCGCGAAGGCGGATCTGAGGTCTTACCTGCGCAAACTGGGCTTGATTGCCCCGGAGCGAACAGACCTGCAGATCGATGGCGAGCTTCAAGAGCAAAGCGATGGCCTGGACCTGGATGATGAGGTAACACCAAATGGCGGCAAACCAAGCAATCCTTGACGCCACGATCCGGCACGCCGTCTTTCTCGAAAAGTTGAAGGCAGGGGAGGTCGGGAAGTTCGCACCCTTTCTCAAGGAGATTGATCGCTCGATTCGAGACAGGCTCACGCAGTCGGAACTGACCGAGTACAACACGAAGCGACTGGAAGCATTACTGAAGGAAGTCGATAGCCTGCTGCTGGGCATCTTCGACCGCTACAGCGTGCAGCTGAACCTCGACCTGATCGACATTGCCAACTACGAAGCTGAGTTTGAGGCGACGAGCCTGGCCAGGTCTGCGCCGGTCGGCGTGTCGTTTGATGTGGCTGCGCCGACGGTGACTGCGATCAGGGCGGCAGTGCTGACGAATCCGCTCAGCGTGCGCGGCACCGGCGGCGGCAAGCTGCTGAAGTCGTTCATCAAAGGTTGGACCACTGCCGAGCGTGAGCGCGTCACCGGCACGATCCGGCAGGGTTTCTTCGAAGGGCAGACGAACTTTCAGGTTATCCGCAACATCCGTGGCACCAAGGCGGCGGGGTACAAGGACGGCGTCCTGGCCACCACCAATCGCAACGCTAGCACTGTTGTGCACACTGCGATTCAGCATGTGGCCTCTCAGGCGCGCATGGAGGTGGCGAAGGCCAATACGGATATCGTTTCCGAAGTTGAAATGGTCGCCACGCTCGACAGCAAGACCAGCCAGCAATGTCGCTCGATGGATAAGCGGCGTTTTCCAGTCGACTCCGGCCCCCGGCCACCGTTCCACCCGAACTGCCGCACCACGTTCATTCTGCTGACCAAACTCAGCGAGATGTTCGCCAAGGGCGCTACGCGGGCTTCGGTCGGTGCCGATGGCGCAGGCCAGGTCAGCGCGAGCCTCGACTATTACCACTGGCTTCAGCAGCAGCCGGCCTCGTTCCAGGACGTGGCCATAGGCCCGGTGAGGGCAAAGCTGTTCCGTGAGGGCGGGCTAAGTGTCCAGCGCTTCGCCGAGCTGCAGCTTGATCGCAACTTTGCACCGCTGACACTGGCGGAAATGAAAGGGCTGGAACCGTTGGCCTTTGAGCGGGCAGGCATTTTCTAGACTGCCCGCACGGCTTATTGAGGTCTAGAACTGACAATATTGAATGGATTTCCGAATGGGTCCTTTCCTTGGAGCACGATTTTTTGCCGCTCTTGGGACAAGATCTGATACTCATCTGAACTGCCAGGAACATACTGCTTATTCATGTCAGGGAGGGAGTATCCGCTAGCCGGCTCAGTGTGTAGGCCTGTCAATGTAACGGTTAGAAACTCGTCATCAGCTATCCAGGTACCTGAGCCTTTCGTTAGCAACACAGCAGAAAATGGCTTGTCGGATGCTTCACCTGAGATTTTGAGGGTTCCGCTCACGTTGTATCGCCCGTTACGGAAGTATTCGGTGATGCCGTTGAAGGCAACAGTTCCTCCCGGAACTGGATATTGGTAGTTGCTTTCCCAGCGCCCGAGAATGTTGGAGTTGTGCTCAGGACCTGAGGGATGAACGACTTCATAAACCGTTGCGATACTTCCGAGGAGAGTGAAGATTCCGCCGGCTCTGACATACCCATTACGGGTAAGTTTTTTTATCGTTTTCCATATCATTTTTGAGTACTACTCCATTAGCAAATTTGGCGGTTGACACAATTCTACCCAGATCAACACGTCCCGGTAGGGCAATTAACCGTTCTTTCAAGCCTCGCTTTCGCGGGGCTTTTTTATGCCTGCAAGGCGGGCAACACATACCCAAGGGGTGCATCACCGTGGCAGAAGAAAACGAAATTGACCTGGAAAACCCGGCAATTAAGGCCGCTATCGCGACTGCCGTTGAAGCATCCGTTTCGGGTTTGAAAACCAAGAACACGGAGCTGCTGGGCAAGCTGAAAGACACCGCCGGCAAGCTGACCCAGTTCGAAACCCAGTTTGAAGGCATCGATATCGACGCCGTCAAAGGTCTGCTGAGTCGGGCAGGCCAAGACGAAGAAACCAAGCTGCTGACAGAGGGCAAGGTGGACGAAGTATTCAACCGTCGAACCGAGCGCCTGCGTGCTGACACCGACAAGCAATTGAAGGCCATCACCGCGCGCGCCGAGAAGGCTGAATCCTTCGCCGCCAAGTTCCAGGGCAAAGTCCTGGGCGACTCGGTGCGCGGCGCAGCACTGAAGGCCGGTGCTTTGCCGGAAGCAACCGACGACATCATCCTTCGCGCCAAGGGCGTGTTTTCACTGAATGAAGAGGGCGAAGCAGTCGCCGTCGATGAGTCTGGCCAGACCATCCTCGGCAAAGACGGCAAGACCCCTCTGACTCCGCTTGAATGGGCGGAATCACTGCGCGAAAGCGCTCCTCACCTGTGGCCAAGGGCTTCAGGGACACAAGCCCCGGGCGGGGGTGGCGGCCAGGCTGCATTCAAACGCTCCGAAATGACCTCCGAGCAGAAGCGTGATTTTCAGCGCAAGCACGGCCAAACCGCATACCTCGCATTGCCCAAGTAAGGGGATTCACCTATGGCTACAACCGTAAACAGCGACCTGATCATCTACAACGATGAGGCGCAAACCGCATACCTGGAGCGTGTCCAGGACAACCTCGATGTGTTCAACGCGTCGTCCAACGGCGCGATCGTTCTCGACAACGAGCTGATCGAAGGCGACTTCCGCAAGCGCTCGTTCTACAAAATCGGCGGCTCGCTGGAGCACCGCGACGTCAACTCCGTGGGGAAGGTAACCGCCAAGAAGATCGGCGCCGGCGAAGCAGTGGGCGTCAAGGCTCCGTGGAAGTACGGCCCATACCAGACCACCGAAGAGGCGTTCAAGCGCCGCGGTCGTCCAGTGGATGAGTTCTCCCAGATCATCGGCGCCGATGTGGCCGACGCTACCCTGGAAGGCTTCATTCAATACGCCACTGCTGCATTGCGTGCGGCTATCAGCTCCAACGCCGGCATGGTGGTCACCGCCAACGTCGAAACCGACGGCAAGAAGACCCTGACTCGCGGCATGCGCAAGTTCGGCGACAAGTTCGGCCGCATTGCCCTGTGGGTCATGCACTCCAGCGCTTACTTCGACATCGTCGACGAGGCCATTGCCAACAAAGTCTACGAAGAGGCTGGCGTCGTGATCTACGGCGGCCTGCCGGGTACCCTCGGCAAGCCGGTACTGGTGACTGATACCGCTCCGGCGGACGTGATCTTCGGTCTGTTGCCGAACGCTGTGGTGATTACCGAATCCCAGGCCCCGGGTTTCCGTTCGTACAACGTGGACGATGAGGAAAACCTCGGTATTGGCTACCGCGCTGAGGGCACCGTCAACATCGACGTTCTGGGTTACAGCTGGAAGGATGCCGTCGGCGGCGCGAACCCAACCCTGGCGGCCGTGGGTTCTGCGGCCAACTGGGTCAAGCACTCCGACAGCGACAAGGTCACCGCCGGCGTGATGATCACCCTGACGACCACTCCTTAACGCTCACCCCTGAAAGCGGCCAGAGATGGCCGCTACGGAGATTTCCATGGAGCTCATCTATTCCACTCAAAGCTCTGGCTTTGATCCAGACAAGCGCTACCGTAACCCGGAGCACTTCGACCGTCCGGAAGCGGGTGTGACCGGTATTGTTGTGGTTGGTGAATGGCCGAAAGTGGTCGAAGCCTACGAGAATATTGGCGTCGAAGTGACCGCGATAGAAGCGGAGTCGCGCCAGGTGCTTGTTGTTGGGGCTGGTGATAACAAGGCTGAACTCGAAGAGCTGATCGGTAAGCTGCGGATCGAAAGCGATATGGTCCGCGCTGTCATTGATGGGCTTGACGCTGGCGAGATTGAAAAGCCGGAAGCCGGCGAGCTCGCAATCCGCCTGTTTCAGGCGCTCGACGGCATCCGCCTTCAGATGGTCGATCTGGCCGGTGCGCGAGATGATCTCGCAACGGAAAATGAGACGCTGCGCTATGAACTCGCCGAGTTGAAAGCGGGCGAAGGCGTAGAGGTCGAAGCCCTGAAGGCTAAGCTCGATGTGGCAGGCGTTTCGTACCGCGCGAATGCGTCGAAAGAATCCTTGGAAAAGCTCGTCGCCGACCTGCCCAAGGCGTGATACTGCTGGCTGTCGGTAAAGCGGCGGCCAATCATTCAAAGCTCATTTCAGCGAGTTGATCCATGACACTCATCATCGAGGACGGCACCGGCAAGCCAAACGCCGAAAGCTACGCGAGCGCCGCGGACTTGGTCATGTACGCCGGCAAGTTCGGCGTGACCATCCCCGCGGACGAGCCAGCGCAAGAAGCACTGCTTCGCCGGTCCGCCTTGGCGATGGATGGCATGACCTGGAAGGGGCGCAAGACGGATAGCGATCAGGCTCTGGCCTGGCCGCGTCGAGGGGTGGAACTGGACTGCCAGATCAAGCCCGACAACTACCTGCCGGCGCGGATTCAGTATGGGCAGATGGCCCTAGCCGCCGAGATCCACACCGACGACATTGATCCGGTGGAGAAGCGCAAAGGCGCAATCACCCTGGAGCGTGTCGAGGGCGCAGTAACTCGCGAGTACGCGACGATTTCCAATACCAGCGGCCGACTGTTGCCGGCGGCGCCGGATCGACCGAGCGCCACGCAGTTCGCTGATTATCTACAGAAACGGGGGCTGTTTGCGGTGCGGGCGTAATCGAGCGTAGGCTTGCGGCTCCATCAAAAAGGAAGTCGATATGGCCGAGCATCAGATATCCAGAAAGCAACCGGAGCAGGACGAAAAGGATGCGTGGGACGCTTATGCAAGTGCAGCGCTGACGACACTTGTAACGCCGGGTAGCGCAAGTACTGATGTGGCAGCATTGGCGGCAGACTATGCGACTTTGCTCCTAGCAGAAAGGCGGAAAGCGTTTCCACCCAAAGCAAGTGTGAGCAGGTCCGAGCCTTTAAAACTTTAAACAGAGCCCAGCCATCGCGCTGGGCTTTTCACATCTGGAGCCACCATGGCCTTCTACGACGAAATGGCCGCGTTGGCTCTCGAACTGATCGCCGAGTTCGGCCAGCCAGTCATCCTGCGCGAGATCACCACACCAGAGTACGACCCGGACAACCCGGGCAGCGGTGACGTGATCATCGAGCAATCCGCCCAGGGCATCCTGCTCGACTTCACCGGCCTCGAATTCCAGAGCGACACGCTGATCGTGCGCGGCGACAAGAAGCTCAAGGTCGCGGCGCTGGGCATGGCCTGGAAGCCGAAGCCGCTGGTGCAGGTGGATGTGCAGGGCAAGACCTGGACGGTTATCAATTTCAAAGAGATCAGCCCGGCCGGCACACCGATACTGTACGAGCTGCAGGTTCGATCATGAGTCGCGCCGGCGCCGGCCAGTCCGGCAGCTTTGCACTAAGTCTCGCCGAGTTCGCGGCCCAGGCCACTGAAGCTATCGACGCCAGCCTGCGCGAGATCATCATCGAAGTCGGTAGCAGCGTCA